ACAATGGTATAAATACTTTTATAAAATCTCCTGGTGGTCAGACTTTTGAAATGCAGTATCACACACAGGAAAGCTTTGAGCTGAAGAACGGTGAGTTACATGAGCTATATGAGGAACAAAGAAAGATTTTAGATGATGAATCGGAAGAATACTTAGAGCTTGATGATAAGATGATCGAACTTTCAAGTAGATTGACTTTTCCTAAAAATATCGAAAGGGTGAAAAATAAGTGAGTTATTATATTTTAAATGATTATGAGCATAGAGGGACCCTTATTCGTTCCGAAGGTCGGAAGAGTTTTAAGTATGATAAAGAAAGAGGCTGGGTAAGAACTGGCATTATGGCGCAGTTTAGATTTCCTGATAGCCCAGTATATGATTCATATTATGAAGTGACCGAAGAAGAAGCAAATAAAATAATGGAACAGAAATGATACCATCGGTGAGTAAATTGGCCGGTGGTATTTTTGTTTCCAGTAGTTGCGATATCGCAACAGAAAGGAGGTGATCCACAATCTCCCTCTGGGCGGCGGGGTGAAGCCTCCTACTGAACGACACAGCTTAGAAGCACGCAGGTAATCCTGGGTGTTATTTTTATGTTTAAGCAACGATCCGGGCAGAAGAACGGGACGGAGCAGGAAGGAAATTAAGATGAGAAAAAAGAGATTATACCCTATTAATTTACATTTTTTTGGTCATGAAGGTGACGGAGCCGGCGCAGCAGGTGACGAAGGCAGTGGAACAGGTGAATCAGGGAAAGAAGGAGCCGGAGAAGGTGGTACCGGTGGAGAGGGATCAGGAAAAGAACAGGATACCCCAAAAAAGAAAACCTTTGATGAAATGCTCAAAGAAGGAAGTTTTCAGGCAGAGTTTGACCGCAGGGTGCAGAAAGCCCTGGGAACAGCCAAGGATAAATGGTCTGCGTTGATGGATGATAAGCTTTCCGAAGCAGAAAAGCTTTCCAAGATGAATAAAGAGGAAAAGGCTGAGTACATGCGCCAGAAACAAGAGAAAGAACTTCTGGACCGTGAATCTGCTATCACACGCCGGGAGCTTATGGCAGAAGCAAAGAACACCCTGGCAGAGAAGAAACTTCCGGTCACTCTTGCAGAAGTATTAAATTACTCCGATGCAGATTCATGCAGCAAGTCCATAACTGCCGTTGAAAAAGCCTTTCAGGAGGCAGTACAGGCGGCAGTAGAAGAGAAACTAAAAGGCGGTACTCCGCCAAAGAAAGCACCATCACAGGAAGATGCTGACCTTGCAAAGCAGGTTGAAGCTCTGATGATGGGAAACGTATAAGAAAGGATGATGAAAGAATATGGCAATTAACACATTAGCAACAGCAACATTATTTCAGAATACCCTGGATAAAGTAGCGATTCAGGAAGCTGTTACCGGTTGGATGGATTCCAATGCAGGGCAGGTTATTTACAACGGTGGATCAGAGGTAAAGATCCCCAAAATGACAGTACAGGGAATGGGAGATTATGATCGTGACAACGGATATCAGCAGGGCGGAGTTACCTTAGAGTACGAAACCCGCAAAATGACACAGGACAGAGGTCGTAAGTTCCAACTTGACCCGGTTGATATTAATGAAAATAATTTCGTCACAACGGCTGCAGCTGTTATGGGAGAGTTCCAGCGCATGTATGTGGTGCCTGAGATTGACGCATACCGTATATCTAAAATTGCAAGTGAAACGATCACGGCCAACAAGGCAGGAATGGTTTCTTACGGCTATACGCCAGGAGCTACAAATACATCTGCACTCAGGAAAGTAAAAGAAGGCATTAAGGCAATCCGCGAATTATACAATGGTCCTCTGGTAATCCATGCTACGCCTGATTTCATTATGGAATTAGAGCTGGAACTATCAGGAAAGATTATCAACACCACATTTTCTAAGGGCGGTATTGATACAGCAGTTCCTTCTGTAGATGGTGTTCCCATTATTTCAACACCTTCCAACAGAATGTATACTTCCATCACCATTTATGATGGCAAGACTTCTGGTCAGGAACAGGGTGGTTATGTGAAGGGTTCAACAGCAAAAAATATCAATTTTGTTGTGTTGCCTCGCACAACTCCTATTGCGATCACAAAGCAGGACATTATGAGAATCTTTGATCCGAACATCAACCAGAAGTTAAATGCCTGGCAGATGGATTACAGACGTTTCCATGATATCTGGGTGCTTGATAATAAGTTGGACTCGATTTACTTAAACATTAAAGAGCCAAATGAATAAGGAGGCACCATATGAGGCTGATAAAAGGTAATGTTGAAAGAATTGTTAAAGACGATGTTATAGCTTCAAAACTTATTTCAGATGGTTTTAAGGAGCTGGGAGAAGCAAGTGAGGTAGAGCCTGAAAAACAGGAAGAACCCGAAAACCCACCAGAACCGGAAAAGAACCTGGAGGACATGATGGTCCCTGAATTAAAGGCACTTGCAAAAGAAAAGGGGATTGAGGGTGCGTCTTCTCTTGGCAGAGAAGATCTCCTGGCTGTCTTAAAGGAAGTGATGTAAGTGGAAGAAGTTGAAAAACTGAAAATGCTGACCGGGGAGAGTGATGGAGAATTGCTCTCCCTTTTGCTTGAAGATGCAAAGGAATACGTTCTTGCCTACACCAACCGGACGGAGCTGCCCCCGGCATTATTAAAGACCGTCAGAGATTTGGCAGTGATCGCTGTAAACCGTATGGGAACAGAGGGAGAGTCTGGCCGGAGTGAAGGAGGAGAAAGCTACAGCTTTGAAGATGCCCCGAAACATATTTATGGCACACTGGACCGGTATCGTTTGGTACGGGTAGGAGGTAGGGTTTATGAGACTAAAACGGAACCGGCTGAAAAAGTATTACCTTAGACCTGCAGTAGCCAAGAAAGACAATGAGGGAAATTCCTATATTGAGTACGGGGAAGCAAAGCCCGTTACTGCTGAAATATGGCCCGCTGGAGGAAAACTGCAGGCGGAAATGTACGGGCAGAGGCTTTCCTACATCCGTAACTGCCGGATTGCGGGAAGCTACACAATAGAAACCGATGAAAAGGGACGTGTCAGTTATCTGCTGGGAGAACAGACATACTGCGAAGGTGATGGCTTCTGTGTATACGTTTCGGGAGAATCGGATCCGGATTACAAGATTATTGTGATCCGCCCATACTCACATCTGTACATGGAATTGGAGAAATTATAATGGCGGACGGTATAAAGGGGCTGGATAAGCTCATGAAAAAATATGGTAACCTCCAGGACGTTGCGGATCTTGGAGCCAAAAAAGCCATAGGTCAGGGCGTTAAGATCGCACAGGCCGGTGCCGTTTTTATGTGCCCAGTGAATGATGGTGAACTTCGGCAGAGTATTAAAACCAGGGTTGTGGTTGAAGCTGACAAAGTGATTGGAACTGTGTACACCAATAAAAAATACGCTTCTTATGTGGAATTTGGAACAGGGCCTAAGGGGGAAGCCAGTCACTCAGGCATTTCCCCTGAAGTCTCACCGGTTTATTCTCAGTCTCCATGGTGGATCCACGAAAGCCAGGTGGATGCGGAAACAGCGGAAAAATATCACTGGTTTTTTATTGACACCCCAGAGGGACGTTTTTATCAGACCTCTGGACAGGCAGCTCAGCCTTTTATGTATCCTGGTTTAAAAGATAATGAAGATATTATCTCCCGGAAAGTAAAAGATGTATTATCCGCGGAAATAAGAAAGGTAAGTAAATGATTAATGTAAAAGATCAAGTATATATGGCCCTGTGCGCAGTTACAGACAATGTAACAGATTATTACCCCAGAGACTGGGAACAGGATCTTTCAATTCAGTACATGGAGGAAGATAACAAGGTCATTGAATATACGGACATGGAGGAACAAAAGGCGTACTGCCGGTACCGTATTGATATATGGGCAAGGAAAAGTACTTCAGCGGCAGCTGTTGCTGTCGATCAGGCCGTAGCAGCTCTGGGACTTAAGCGCACCCAATGTATGGACGTAGAGGATCCCAGCGGCTTAAAGCATAAGCAGATGCGGTATGAAATGGTAATTGATGTAAAGACCAAACAGGTCTATCACAGCTATTAGAAAGGAGACAGATAAATGTTAGCAAATGGCATAACACTTGGAATGAAGAAAAGCGGTGAAAGCGCTTATTCGGTCTTGTCTGGATTGAAAGAAGTACCGGAGCTTGGCGTGGATCCGGAGAAAGTGGATAACACCACCCTGGAAGATAAAATAAAGCATTCGGAACTTGGCATTGGAGATCCTGGAGATCTGGCGTACAAGTTTAAATGGGAGAATGGAGCAGATTCTTCTTACAGAAAGCTCAGAACAG